GTTTTGATTCAGCCGCGCACCCCTCCCGCAATCAGTGACGTTTTGGCGCGGTTGACAGCCCGGCCCATTGCCTTTCGAGCTGGTGCGGCTTAACCTTGTAAACTATGACCGAAAACATCAGCAGATCAGAGCTGGCGCGGTGGGCGGGCGTGACCCGCGCCGCTACCAGCAAAGCGTGTAAACTTGGCGGCCCGTTGTACGACGCGACCGACGCCGGCGGCGTGGACCCGGCGCACCCGCTGGTGCGGCAATGGCTGTCGAGCCACGGGGTCGATGAGTTGCCCGCACCCAAACCGACGACGCCCGGACCTACCCCCAGGAAACGGGCTCCACGAAAGCCGAAAGCCGCCCGGGACCCGACGCCCGCCCCTGATATACCCGAACCGCCGCGCGACACCCCGACCCCGGTAATGCCGTACGAGCTGAAAGACTTGGAAAACATGACGGTGCGGGACGTGGTAATGCGCTTCGGTAGCGTGGACGGCTTCAAGCGGTTCGTGGATTCGCTGAAAAGTATTGCGGAGTACAAGCACCGGGAGCTTCGAGTACGCCAGCAACGGGGCGACCTGGTGGAACGGGAGAAGGTCGTGGGCCTGGTGTTCCCGCTAATCGAGGTCGCTTTCGCCCGCCTGGTGTCGGACGTGCCGGACTCCGTAAGCAAGATAGTGGTCGCCCGTTGCGAAGCTGGCGGGCCCGAAACCACCGCGGACGTTGTGCAGCTAATCCGGGACGCGAACAGCCGGGTGCTCAAAAACATGAAACAAAGCGCCGAACGATTGGAGTTCCTAAACGATGGAAATTGAGAACCGCCGGCTGGACGAACTGACCGTCGCCAAAAATAACAGCCGCACCCACTCACCGCAGCAAGTCGAACAGATTGCCGCCAGCATGGAAGAGTTCGGCTGGACAAACCCCCTACTGATCGACGAAGCGGGGGGCATCATTGCCGGCCACGGCCGACGCCTGGCCGCTATGCACCGGGGCGAAACCGAAGGGCCGTGCGTGGTCCTGGAAGGGCTAACCGGTGCCCAGAAACGCGCCTACATGATCGCCGACAACCAGTTACCGCTAAACGCCGGGTGGGACCTGGGCATGCTGAAAGCTGAAATCGAAGAGCTACAGGGCCTGGACTTCGATATTGACGTTTTGGGCTTCGATTCGTCGTTCCTGGACGAATTGCTGGCGGACGCGTTGCCGATGGAAGAACCCCCGGTACCAGAAGACGGCGACCAGGCCGACCCGGTGACAGTCGAAGGGGACGTCTGGCTATTGGGCGACCACCGGGTCATGTGCGGCGACTCAACCAGCGTGGATGCGGTCGAAGCCCTGGTGGGCGATGAACGCGCCACCCTGTTGCACGCGGACCCGCCCTACGGCATGGGCAAACAGAAAGACGGGGTGCAGAACGACAACCTGTACCGCGAAAAGCTGGACGATTTCCAGCTTGAATGGTGGAGCACCTGGCGAACCTTTCTGACCGACAACGGCAGCGCGTATATCTGGGGCAACGCGCCGGACCTATGGCGCCTTTGGTACGCCGCCGGCCTGGAAGCGTCAGAGGATTTCACCCTTCGAAACGAACTGGTGTGGGATAAGAAAAGCAGCCCCGGCATGAAGTCGGACGCAATGACCCAGTACGTCGAAGCCACCGAGCGTTGCCTGTATTTCCAGTTCGGGCCGCAGTTTTTAGGAAACGTAAACAGCGACCAGTATTGGGAGGGGTGGGACGAAGTGCGCGCCTACCTGGAAGCGCAAGCCGACGCGGCCGGGCTCACCTCGAAGCGGTGCCGGGATATTACCGGCGTGCAAATGTTCGCCCATTGGTTCAGCAAGTCGCAATGGTCGATGATCAGCCAGAAGTATTACGACGCCCTGGCCGACGCGTTGCCGGGTCACTTCGAAAAGCCGTACCACGAATTGCGGGCGGTCTATGAGAAATTGAAAGGCGGGTACCGCGGCCACGTTAACGGGATCCAGGGCGGTATGCGGGCCTACTTCGACAACGGCCACGACATTATGCGGGACGTTTGGGACTTTATGCGGGTGACGGGCGAAGAGCGCCACGGGCACGCCACCCCGAAGCCGGTCGAGATGATGGAACGGGTAATGAAAACCAGCCTGCCGCGCGGCGGTCTTTGCTTTGAACCGTTCTGCGGATCCGGTTCGACGTTGATGGGCGCCGAAAGAACCGGCCGGCGTTGCTACACCATGGAGCTAGCCCCGGCCTACGTCGACGCCACCGTTCGACGCTGGCAGAACTTCACCGGCCAGCGAGCCGTACACGCGGAGACGGGGCGCCTGTTCGATGACTGTTCTTCGTGAGCTGTTAACGAAAACGGGGGACGAAGCCGCCCAACTTTCCAAAACGTCCGACGCGGACACCCAGGCGGCCGTCGTTTTCCTGCTAAGCAAGATTAAAGCCAAAGACCACCGGGCGTTAGTTCGGTACCTGGAAAGCGAAGACGCCCTGGACGCCATACGGTCGGATTTCGAAGAGCACCGCCGGCAAGACGTGGGCACCCTGGCGAAGCTACTGCAGACGGCCGGCCGGCAGTTATCCCTGGCGGCCCTGGTGTCGATCGTCTTTATTCTGCAGAGCGTTCACGCCGGCGAACCGCTCCGGCTGAATTTCTCCCGCCAGGTCCAACTAACCGAACAGAACCACGAAATACCGAACGACGACAACGGCTGGCTGGTCGCCCAGATTGCGAAGCTAACCGACGAAAAGATGACCGTGAAGCCGTCGGAGTGGGCGGAAACGAACCGGTACCTACCCCCGTCGGTGACTTCTATGCCGGGGTTCTATTCTTACGACGTGGCGCCCTTCCTTCGGGAGATAGCGGACTGCCTGGCGTTCGATTCGTACGTTCGGGAGATTGACGTTATGAAGGGCGCCCAGATCGGCGCCACCGTGGGCGTTCTGGAAAACGCGATTGGCTACCTGATCGACCACGTAAAGTCGGCCCCGGTTATGCTACTGACCGCCGACTCGGAGCTTGCGAAAATTCGGGTGGATTCGTATATAACGCCGATGCTTCAATACTCCGGCCTGTCGCACCTTATCCGCTCTTCGGATGAATCCAACAAGCGCAAAACAGGCAACACGAAGACCCGGATGGAGTGGGCCGGCGGCGGCTTCCTGGTACCCTTCGGCGCGCGCAACGCGGACAAGTTGCGGTCGATATCCATTCAGGTGTTGCTGGAAGACGAAGTCGATGCGTTCCCGGACCGGGTGGGCAAAGACGGCGACCCGCAAAAGCTGGCGGAAGCGCGAACCAAGGCGTACTTCGAAACGCGCAAAATCGTTCGGATTAGCACCCCGCTGATCAAGGGGCGCAGCCGGATAAGCCGCGGGTATGAACGCGGCGACCAGCGCAAGTTCTACGTGCCGTGCAAGAATTGCGGAAACGACCAGGTCCTGGTCTTCCAGGGCGGCCGGGATAGCAGCGACGAAAAGCGGTACGGGCTGAAATGGGAAACCGACGAAGGGGTCCTGGTTCCCGGTTCCACCCGGTATGTCTGCAAGTTTTGCCAGCACGAACACCGGAACAGCGACAAAGCGTGGATGCTTCCGCGCGGCCAATGGAAAGCGACGGCGAAAGCCCGGGACCCGGAGCACCGAAGCTACCACATTTCGGCGCTATACTCTCCGGTCGGTATGTTCCCCTGGGATGCGATTGTTCGCGACTGGCTGGAAGCCTGGGACCCGGCGAACAACACCGTGCGCGATGTCGGGCTGCTGCAGGAGTTCTACAACAACAACCTGGGCGAGCCGTTCGAAATAATCGGGTCCCGTGTCCGGTTCCGTGCCGTGTCCGCCCACCGGCGGGCCGTCTATCGCCTGGGCGAAATTCCCAACAAGTTCGCGGCCCAGTACGCCGGGTCGCCGGTTCTGTTCCTCACTTGCCTGGTGGACGTTCACAAAAAGAATCTGGCCGTTTCTGTCTTCGGCTGGACGCGTGACGCGCGGTCGTTCCTGGTGGACTACTGGCGCTTCGAAGTGGAGGGCAGCGAAGACGACTGTGGCGAAATCAGTTCGCCCGTGTGGGGCCGCTTGCAGGCCCTTCTGGAAGAGTCGGTGTACACGGCCGACGACGGCAAGACCTACACGATAGCCCTGACCCTGGTGGATGCGGGCTACGCAAACGACACCGTGACCGCGTTTTGCTCCGCGTACGCGTCGGGCGTTTATCCGATATTGGGCCGGGAAAGGCCGTCGAAGAACCAGACCATTAAGGAGTTTGCGGAGTTCAAGACCCAGCAAGGCACCTACGGGTACCGGATCCTGGTTGACCACTACAAAGACCGCCTGGCCGGTGTTCTTCGACGGGAATGGCTGGAAGACTCGGGCGCCCAAAAGCGCTACCACTTCAATGCCCCGGTCGATACTACCGACGCCCAGCTTAAAGAATTGACCGTGGAAAGCCGCCGCGAAAAGCTGGACGACAACGGCGCCGTGTCGTACTACTGGCACCGGCCGGGCAATGCGCGCAACGAATTGTGGGACCTTTTGGTGTACGGGCACGCGGCCGTGGAGATACTGGCCTGGGGTATTTGCATTCAGCACTTCGAACTTCCTAGTGTTGACTGGCCCCGCTTTTGGGACTACATTGAGAAAGAGCAGCTATACTTCGACCCGCCATCCAAAGAAAAAGCGAAAATGTAATGGACCGCGAGTTTCTAAAGGCACGAATAGTGGCAACCAAAGCCGCCATAGTCGCGTACGAAGACGCGCTGACCGCCCTGGGAACCCAGGGGGGCGTGCAGTCATACACGTTAGACACCGGCCAAACCCGCCAGACCGTGACCCGCGCGGACATTCCTGGCATGAATCGAATGATCGACTCCCTGTACAACCGATGCGTGACCCTGGAAACCCGCCTGACGGGCTCCGGCGTCATAACAGCGAGGCCGGCATGGTAAGCAAGCCCAGCATACTTCAACGGGCAATCAACGCCGTGTGGGGTGCGTCGCACCCTGGCACGCAAGGCCCGGCGGACGGCATAACCAGCGTGGACAATTTGCAGCCGTGGAGCTACGCGGGGCAGACCCAGTTCGCGCCCTGGGAGAACTCCCTGTACGACGGCGGCAAGTTCGCCGGCGGCTTCGGGCCGACCCAGGTTCAGATGGTGGACTACTGGACCCTTCGCGCCCGGTCCGCCCAGCTCTTCAACGAGAACCACTACGCCCGCGGCATCATTCGCCGGCTAATCACCAACGTTATCAACACCGGACTAATGCCCGAAGCGTGCCCGGAAGAAGAGATACTGGGGCTGGCGGAAGACTCCCTGGCCGACTGGACAGAAGAGACGGAAACCCGCTTTGGCCTATGGTCGAAAAGCCCCCAGGTGTGCGACTTCCAGAAAGAATCGACTTTCGGGGCAGTTCAGCGCGCGGCGTATTCCGAGGCGCTTGTTTGCGGTGATGTCCTGGTCGTGCTCAGACAGAACCCGAAAACTAAACTGCCGCAAGTGCAACTGGTAAGCGGTAGCAGCGTACAAAGCCCGCTGGGTAGCAACGCCAGCATCCGGCGCGGCCATACAATCAAACACGGGGTGGAGTTCGACGCCGTAGGCCGGTCGACCGCCTATTGGGTCCGCCAGGAAACCGGCGAAACAAAACGAATCCCGGCGTACGGTGAAAAGTCCGGCCGGCGCATAGCCTGGCTGGTCTTCGCAACCGATAAGCGCCTGGACGACGTACGCGGCCAGCCGCTTCTGTCCATTGTTCTTCAATCCCTGAAAGAAATAGACCGGTACCGGGACAGCACCCAGCGCAAGGCCGTGGTCAATTCGTTTATGGCTATGTTCATCAAAAAGAACAGCGACAAGCCCGGGACGCTACCGATGACCGGCGGCGCCGTCCGCAAAGACAGCGTGCCCGTAAGCGATAGCACAACCGACGGCACGCCGCGCAAGTTTAACATCACCCAGCACGTCCCGGGCATGATCGCCGAAGAGCTACAGGAAGGCGAAGAGCCCGTAATGAAGGGCGGCGAAGGCACCGACGTTAACTTCGGCACGTTCGAAGAGGCGATAGTCTCGTCGATCGCCTGGTCGCTGGAATTGCCGCCGGAAATTTTGAAGCTATCGTTCTCTAACAACTACAGCGCGAGCCAGGCCGCCATTAACGAAGTGAAAATGGCAATCCACCTCAAGTGGGGCGACTGGGGCGAAACCTTCTGCCACCCCATATACGTTGAATGGCTGATCAGTGAAAACCTACGCGGCAAGATTTCCGCCCCGGGCCTTTTGGAAGCCTGGCGGGACCCGTTGAAGCACGACATGCTGGCGGCGTGGGTTTCGGCGGACTGGTACGGCGCTATTAAGCCCAGCACAGACATGCTCAAACAGGGCAAAGGCTCGAAGCTGTTGGTCGAACAAGGGTGGAGCACGAACGCGCGCGAAGCCCGGATAACCACCGGCACCAAATTCAGCAAAAACATGAAACGCCTGCGCCGCGAGAATGAGCAGAAAGCCCAGGCGGCCCGGCCGCTTTTGGAACTGCAGGCGGAGTTCGGGCAGCAAGGCGCGAACCAGGCCCTGTCGGCCGTATCGGATGCGGTCGTTGAAGCTGTCGCTGACGGTATGGAGGAAAGCCGCGATGGCGCGTACAATTAGGGAAACAGGAGGCAAGCCATGTGGCTACTAGCAGCAGCGGTTCGAAAAGCGATAGAGCGAGCCCAGCGTAACGGCGTTGTGCCGTCGGTTGAACAGCAGATGCAATACGAAGCGCGGTACGGTTTCGACGAAGACGAAAACACCCGCGTGCTAAATATCGCCGGCGATGTTGCGCAAATAACAGTTACCGGCGTTATTACGAACACCCCCAGTTTTATGGCTATGCTCTTCGGTGGCGGGAACGTTACCTACCCCGAAATTACCGGCGCGCTGGCGGAGGCGGGCGCAAACGCGGAAGTGAAACGGGTTGAGATGGCTATTGACAGCCCCGGCGGTTCCGTTGACGGGTTGTTCGACGCGCTGGCTGCCATGGAAGCGTTCAGCAAACCGATACGCGCGGTGGTTCGTAACCAAGCCTGCAGCGCGGCGTACTCTTTGGCGTCTAAAGCCGACGAGATTATCGCCAGCAACAAGGCGGTGCGGTTTGGCAGTGTGGGCGTGGTCGCCTCTTTTGACGTCGATGATTCAGAAGTGGATATTGCCAGCACCCAGGCCCCAAAGAAGCGGCCGAACGTAAGAACAGAAGAGGGCGTGGCTATGGTCCGGGAAGACCTGGACGCCATGCACGATATATTCGTGGAAGCTATCGCCACCGGCCGTGGCGTTACTACCGAGAAAGTTAACGCCGAGTACGGCCAGGGGGGAACCTTCCTGGCCGGCGAGGCGCTAAAGCGTGGCATGATTGACGCCATTTCGGGCTCCGGCCTAAGCGTGGTAAAGTCGGCCCAAACAACCACTACCGCCCGCAGTGGCGGGGGTAATCCGGAGATCGGACCTATGGACCTGAACGCATTAAGGGCCCAGCATCCCGACGTTTACGCGGCGGCGGTGCAAGAAGGCGCAACCAGTGAGCGGGACCGCGTAAGCGCCCACCTCACTATGGGGAACGCCTCGGGCGACATGGTAACGGCAATGAAGGCAGTCGAGGACGGTTCAGCAATGACCGCCGGCCTTCAGGCCAAGTACCTGGCCGCGGGAATGAACCGCAGCGACCAGGCAACACGCCAGGCAGACGACGCAGCCGCGTCGGCGGCCGCTGACGGCGCCAACTCAGGCGAGAACGGCAACGATGCCGCCGACCTCGTTTGTGGCGCCGTTGAAAACGCAATGGGTATCGCGGGGGGCAGCCGACATGCCTAACATCACAACCACAAACGTGGATATCGGCAGCGTTATCCTGGAGGGCGGGGAGTTTCGCGACGATGAGGTCACCTTCGGCGGGGCGGGAACGCTCGTAGAAGGCACGATTCTTGCCCGCGATTCCGCTTCCG